GAGTGGCTCGATCGTCACGGTGATATCTGGCTGACGAATGCCGATGGCACGACCGGCCGCAAGCTGGCGCAGCTCGCGAGCGGCGTGGCGAATCTGAGCGCAGCCGCCGCCGGCACCATTATCCCGCTGGGGACGCAGCTCGCTTCGGGACAGCTTGTCGGCTACGAGACGACGCAGCTCGCCGTTGCGGGCGGCGCCGAGGTTCCGGTGCCGGTTCCTATTCGAGCTCTCGATCCCGGGGCTGTCGGCAACCTCGACCCTGGTTCGGGCCTAACGGTCGTCAGCGATAATCCGCTGATCAATGGCGCCGCCACGGTTGTCAACCTGGACGGCGGCACCGACGAGGAAACCGACGACGAGCTCCGCTATCGCGTGCTGCAGCGCATTCGACAGCCACCTCAGGGCGGAGCGGCGCACGATTATGTGACCTGGGCGCTGGCCGTGCCAGGCTGCACGCGCGCCTGGGTCGCGCCGCTCGAGATGGGCATCGGGACGGTCACGGTCAGGGTGCTCTTTGATGATCTGCGCGCTTCCGACGATGGCTGGCCGCAGCTCGTCGATCTTCAGCAGGTCACGGCTTACATCGATACAGTTCGGCCCGTCGCGGTGAAGGACTTCTGGGTCCTAGCGCCGATCAAACAAAGGGTCGACGTAGTCATCCGATTGATCGACCCGGACACGACCGAGATCCGCGCCGCGGTCGAGGCCAATCTTAAAGAAATGTTCTTCGAAAAGGCCGCGCCCGGGCAGACGATCTATGGCGCCTGGAAGGTCCAGGCGATCATGAACACCGCGAATGTGAGGTCGGTCGACCTCATGGACTATAGCGACGACGTCATGCAATCGCCCGGTCACATGGGTGTGCTCGGGGACATCGTGTATGGTTGAGAAAAACTGGGACAAACACATCCGCCGATCGGGGCGCGATTACACCCAGGCCTTTCTGCAGCTCCTTCCCCAAGGCCAGGCGTGGCCACGCGAGACCTCGAGCACTCTGTTCGGAGTTTGTGACGGACTCTCCGGATATTGGGGTTTCGTCGACAGCCGCGCCGCGGACCTGCTCGAGCGCGAGTCGGATCCGCGCCACACTGTTGAGCTCCTGCCGGACTGGGAGCGGGCATGGGGACTTCCGGATCCGTGCTTCCCGTCCGCGACGACGATCGGCGAGCGCCAGCGAATGCTCGTCTTGTTCATGACCTGGCTCGGCGGCCAGTCGCGCGCCTATTTCAAAAAGGTTGCACAGTTCCTCGGCTACACGATCGAGATCAAAGAGTTCGCACCGTTTATGTGCGGGATCTCCCAGGTCGGTGACACGCGCACGCCGCCGCCGGATTCGATCGATGATCAAAACTACCGCTGGTACATCGGGCCGCCGGAACAGCGGTTCTATTGGGAAGTTTCAGTCGGCCAGGTCGGGATCGTCTGGTTTCGCGCTTCGGCTGGGCAAGCCGGCGTCGACCCGCACATGAAGCTCAGCGTCCCGACCGAGCTCATTTGTCTGCTCGATCGCTGGAAGCCGGCGCACACCTCGATCGTGCCTGACTTCAGCAAGCTCGCTTTCGGCGGGCCTTTGCAGGGAACTCCTTAACTAACGGAGAGGAATCGTGAAGTACGTTCAGCCCTACGGAATCTCTGACCCCAACGCGCCATATATCAACGGCGACCCTTCGATCGCGCGCCAGGGTTCGATCCCGCCGGCAGCGGCTTTTGAGCACCCTATGCGGGAGCTCGTCAACGTTATCACCAAGAGCGGAATAACGCCGAGCAGCTCTGACCTGGCGCAAGTAGCCGAGGGCATTCGCTCGCAATTCATGAACTACTGCGTTGACACCGGCTCGGTGAACACGTTGTCGGTCGCGCTCGATCCGCCGATCGGTGCTTACACGTTCGGCTTGCCTCTTCATGTGATGGTTCACAATACCAACACTGGGGCAGTGACGATCGACGCTGGTGCTGGTCGCGTGCCAGTCAGAAAGCCGAACGGTACAGATCTCGCCGCAGGCGATCTTCCGGCCTTCGGCCTCGCTGCGCTGGTCTACGACGGCACCGTCTTTCAAATGATTAACTTCGGGGGCGCTGGCGGCGGCCCTATCACGATCAACCAGACAATTCCTTATTGCGTTGATTCCTCCACGAGCCGGAATCTCGTGACGGCAAATTTCACTCCTGCGATCACGACGCTGGTTGCGGGGACGATCTTCATGGTGAAGATCGCCAACACGAGCAACTCGTCGCAGGCATACATCAACGTCAACGGTCTCGGTAACAAGCCGATCTACGCCCAGGGCTGCAATGCGAACTGGCCATGCCTTCCGGGAGACATTCAAGTTGGCGATGTTCTTGTCTTTACCTACGACGGGACACGGTTTTGGGTTTACGCGAACCCGGCAATCAATGAGACCGCTACACTTTATTGTTCTACCGTCGCACAGATTAGGGATCTTTTTTCCGCCCTCGGTCGCAAGCGAATTTCGACATCAGGATTTTTGCAAATCATCTTGGCAGCGGGCTATTACAAGCCGCCCTACGATGACGACCTGAATATCGTCACGACGTATCATCCCGACGCAAATCGCATCAATCTCATAGGCACGATGAATGCAGGGCAATCACCGCCTCCCAATGCGAACGTGTTTTCGCGCAGCGGCAACGATCCAGTGCATCGCTCGAATGACGCTATGTATAATAAGTCGATGTTGGAATCGAGATACGCGACTATATTCCAGCTCGACAGCAATCCGGGGGCAGCGATCGGCTCAAAAGGCGGCGGCGCGATCAACATTCAAAATATCTTAGTCGAAGGACCAAATTTTTCGGTCATAGGTCAGGTCGGATTCTCTGCTCGAGCGAACATGTATTGCATCGGCTGCACCGCCTGGGGCGTCGGCGACATTGGATTCATGGCTTACGGGCCCGCTCATTTGAGTTGCGCTGTCTGCCACGCTTGCGCTTGCGCGAGCCGCGGCTTCGGTGCAACTGGAAGCGCTCAGCTAGATTTTCAGGGCGGGAGCTCGGAAGGAAATGCGTCGCACGGCATTGAGATATCGCACGGCGCGAGATGCACTTCTGATTTCACCGAAAGCCTAACCCTGGATCAAGGTTTATACTCGACTCACAATGGGGGTTGCGGCCTCAGCGCTCAAAGCGGGTTTGGCATGTTGTGGTGGGCAACACTCAACACAAACGGCGGCCCGGCCGACATGTATGCGTGGAACATGGGGACGATTGCTGAGAGGCACTGCAGCATCGGCACGGTTTCGCCGGCCTGGGGCGCTGAAGGCAATCTCAATTCGATCTCCATCAATTACGGATAATGAGGGACGCTCATGTCGCAAAACTATCAGGTCTTCATTCGATCGACTGACGTTGGCGCAGCTAATCCGGTCGTTGTCGGCATGTATCCCGAAACTCGACCAGTCGACAACGACACTCACGCCGCGACATCGATCTATATGCTTCCGATCGAAGCAATCGTGCAACCGACTGACGCGACAGGATATGTGCCGACGCTGGTCGACAACTGGCAAAGCATGATCATTGCCAGTTCGATGGGAGCAATGCACGTCGAGGCAAATTTCGCGCTTTCGGCTCAGGTCGAAAGCCTTCGCGAGACGGTCGAAGCGATGATGAAGTACGGCACCGACGTGACGAAGTGGCCGCCAGATGTGAGGACCAAGAAAAACACGGTCGACGAAAAGTGGAAATACGTCGACGCTGTGAAAGAAACAATGAGGACGAAGGCCGGTTCGCACGAGCTCGCCAGTAGCAAGAGCTGGCCGACGCCGCCGAAGCAGTGAGAACGTCATGTCGAACTTGTTGGCGATGCCGCTGGTCGACATGCAAGTTTCGACCAGCAACAACGAAGACTGGATCGACTCGATTTTGTATCTCGTCAATACCGGCGATCCAAATCCGCCGCAGCTCGACATTCGCGGCATCATCTTTGATATGGAAATCCGACGTTCGGCCGCCGAGCACGAAGTCGTTCTGACGGCCTCGACGGCAAACGGCACGCTCGCGATCGGCGCGCCTCCGGACATCGGCTACCTGCTTTTCAAGATCCCGATCACAAAAGTGCAGCCCTTGATCGCCGGTCAATACGTCGGCGATATCACCGGACGCGACGGCTTCTACACGCGCCAGATCGCGACGATCGAGCTCACCATCACCGAAGGCATCACCATTCAACCCGTTGTAGTGATGGATCAAAGCTAATGGCAACCCGGACCATTATCGCCCCAATGCCGAATCCTGCCGTCGC